ATAATTTGTGCTTTATCTTTTCCCACAGGATAGATATCCAATCCTGTTTCACCAGCAACAGTAGCATTTAACTCTGGAAATAATATATTAAATTTTTCAGAGATCCATTGCCGCTCAAGTTTATGTTCATCCCATTCAACATACATTGCTCGTTCTTCGATTGAAGCTTTACGACCAACAATACTATAATTTAGCATTCCGGTTCTTTGTTCGAAATGATTTCCAGTTTTTTTATAAAATTTACTTGAAATAAGTTGTAGGTCTAACCAGTTATACGCTGCTTCTGCTTTTGGCAATGCCCAGTTACTTTCTCGTATGCATACATTTTTTTTAAATACTTGATTACCACTACATTGATAAGCTGTTTCAAAACAGTCATATAAGTCTTCACCTATTTGTTCTACAGTTTTAGGTTTATCGCTTCCAGTTACCAAATAACATTTATTATTCTTGGCAAAATCCATCAACCATTCTTTAAACGCATTATTAATAATTCCTCTACTAGGAGTAAGAGTTCCATCAACATCAAATACGTAACAGTTTCTCATTTGGGTTTCTTCCTTTTATATGGCTTAAGTGGTTTAAGTTTACCAGGGATTTTTTTCAAAGGTTTGGTCATAATACCCATTGAGTATAAAGTTTCTTCTGTCCAAATTTGAAATTCCCACTTTCTATCTTTACAAAACGAAGCGGCCGCTTCCCATTTATTCATGTTTTTCACATAAGTTAACGCTTCGGTGATATATTTTTTTGTTCGTCTTTCTCCGGTTGGAGGTTTGGTTTCTTTATTGGGTTTGATTTCGACGAGGATTGTTTGGTTTTCCAAGATGATTTTGAGATCTGGGAAATAGCGGTGATAGCGTTTGTCAGCTTCATAATAATACGGTATTACAATTTCTTCGGATGACCATTTTTTTACCTTTGGATTCATATCACACCATTTAAAGGTGTCTCGTTCCCAAAGAGATCTATATATCACGTTAGTGTGATCTCCTTGGTACTTCTTAGGATTTAGTACTTGATAACGTCCAGAATATGCCATTTTTATCGTATAAATATTGTTAGATTCTTTTATTTATTACAGGTTTAAAACACATGTCTAACAGCGGAGCTAACACCAATAAGCTTGGTAAGAAGTCGTCTGGTATTGCTCCGGGTAACTTCAAGTACCCAATTAACAAAGATAATCAATATCAATCGAAGATTAGCTTTCAAGCAATTAAGGTATTACCGCCACAAATTGCGGTAAGATTTTCATCGTCAGAAACAGCATCTGAAGGAAGCGTTGGAAGAACACCAACACCAACAAGTGGAAAAGTAAATGGATTAAGAATCTACGAAATTTCAGGACAAAAGTGTGATTTGCACTTACCAGTTGCTTATCAGGTAAATGATGGGTTTGATTATTCAACAGCATCTCTTGGACTAGCTGGCGCTGGTTTAATGGCAGGTGCGAATGCCGGGCAATCAATTGCTGGCAGTGTTTTTGAATCATTGAAAGAAGGTGCGCAATCTGTATTTGATCTATTTGGATCTGGAGCAGTTTCGAGAGTGGCCGCTGTTCGTGGATCTCAGTCTATGCCAATTGGTGAAGGACTTAAGTCTGCAGTAAGTATTACTGCGCGTGCAACTATGAATCCAAATATTCGTACACAGTTTAATGGGCCATCAATTCGCGAATTTAACTTTGTATTTAAGTTTATTCCAAAGTCTCCAGAAGAATCTGTTGAAGTAAAAAATATTATTAAGTTTTTTAGATTCCATTCATATCCAGACGAGATTGCTCCAAATATTGCATATGATTATCCAAACATGTTTAAGATTCGTTTATTATCAGAAGTTGGTGGTACCTTTAAAAATATTGGTACACCAATTAAACTATCTTATCTTAAAACAGTTTCAACATCATATAATAGCACATCAACAGTATTACATCGTGATGGTTCCCCAACAGAAATCGATTTAACTCTTACCTTTGCTGAGTATAAGCCACTCAATCGTGATGATGTTAGAAATGAAGACAATGACATCTTCTATAATTACGAAGGATATAAGGTATGAATTATTTTAGACATTTTCCTGTAGTCAATTATAAATTTGGTGATACTAATATAGAAGCAACTATTGAAAATATTGCGATATATGCTGATGTCTTAGACCAAATTGCAAATGCCACTACAGCGTATGAAGATTATTATATTCAAAATGGGCAAAGAATGGATCAAGTTACTCTAGATCTATATGATGCTCCAGACTATATGTTTACTATACTTTTATTAAATCCAACTTTAAGAGAATGCGGTTGGCCTGTATCAGAAGATACAGCTTATAATGATGCTATTTCAAAATATACACATAAAGTAATTACTGTAAGAAATACTTTAACAGATAAAATGGCAGTAGGACAAACAATTTCTGGATTGAATTCTGGTGCTTCTGATGTGATTACTCATAGACGTTTAGATCTTGGTCAGATTTGGGTTGAAGGCGGATCAGTATCATTTGTTAATGGTGAAACTATTACATCACAAAATGCTCAAAACCAATTTGAGACTGCAACCATTGTTAGTGCGCAGAATCAATACAACGCAGTTCATCATTATGAAAATGCAGATAAAGAATGGGTTGATATTGATCCAAGAGTAGGACCTGGCGCGCAGGTGACACCAATTACTTATTTAGATTTTTATATGAGTAAAAATGAAGAATTAAAAAATATTCGAGTCATAAAAGCATCAATAATTAACGATGTTGTTGAGTCATTTTTTGAGGCTATTAAATAATGGCAGCGCCACAGAATAAATCTGAATATATTCTAGAATCAGTATTACTTGAATCTGAGAGATTAAGTGAACCAGTTGAACTGAAAGAAGTTGTAACTGACATTGACATATTTGAATCTTTAGATAAACCATATTTGACTGGTCAAGTGCTAATTCTTGATAATGAAAGACTATATGAAAATGCAGATTTACTTGGTGCTGAAAAAATTACAATTAAGATTAAAAGTATAAGAGATAATACTACAACAATAACAAACAATTTTTATATTAGTAAAATTATTAATACTGAAAAAGTAAATAATAATATGCAAATTTTAGCTTTACATTTAGTAGAAGATATTGCGTATTACTCAAATTTGATTAATATTAATAAAGTATATCGTGGAAAATGCTCTTCAATTATTTCTAAAATTATTGAGCAGTATTTAAATCATGAGCTTGGAGGAACAACAAATGATAAACAAAATTTAAAACTTATTGTTCCAAATTTAAGTCCAATAGAAGCTATTAAATGGATTACTTCTAGAGCTACTTCTTTAAAAGGTTATCCATTCTATTGTTATTCTACATTTGCACTTAGTAAATTATATTTTAATGATCTTGGAGGTATGTTATCAACTCCAGTAATTAACCAAGACCTATCGTACAAATATAATACTGTTACACAATCTGCAGATGATCCTGAAGTAAGAAGACGTACTATTAAAAGTCATAAATTTAGTACAGAAATGGAAAACCTTACAAAATTAATTGTGAAAGGTCTTATTGGTGCTAAATACGAATATATTGATACAAATAAAGAATATATGAAAACACTTCATTTTGATATTAAAAAAGATTTATTTAATGAGTTAATTGATGACGGTATATTAAATTCACAAGCTAACATTCCATTTTCTGAAAAATATTTACTTAATGAAAAATCATTCAACAAATTAGTTAATAGATCAATAACACAACTACGTAGTAATGGTGCGTTTGAATATTATAAATCATATGGTGAAGAAGATACTATAGCTGGATACAAATTAGAAATTATTTCTAGAGCAATGGATAATGTTCTTAAGAAAAATCCAATGACAATTGTTGTTCCTGGTGTTGACTTTATTGATGGTGATAAACATTCAACAATTGGTAATAATATTAGAGTAGAATTTCAAAATACTAAGCCAGATGTCAAACCTGGTGAGAAAAGAATAGATACTAAAAAGTCTGGTGACTATTTAATTTACCAAACACGGCACATGTTTAAAAAAGAAACATATGAAGTTGCTCTTACTTGTGTTAAAATAGGAAATTATAGAAGATGATACCAGAAAGATACAACGATTATTACGGTGATACTACACGTTGGTTTGTTGGTAGAGTTGTTAGCATTGATGATCCAAAACAATTAGGACGCATTCAAGTTAGAATCTATGGTATACACTCAACAAACACTCTTGATATTCCTGATGAAGATCTACCATGGGCTCAGGTTGTTGTTCCAATTAATGAAGGTGGGACAGCCGGAATAGGAAATAATCTTGGTATTCAAGTGTATGCTCAAGCTTTTGGTATTTTTCTTGATGGTAAAAATTCACAATTACCTCTAGTTTTAGGATCAATCCCAAAGCCTGAAGAAGAATCTGAAGGTGAGATATCAACCAATCAGTTAGCACGAGGTGTAAATACACTCACAAAAACAGCAGATGTATCAGGTGCACCAACTGATCCTTATGCTGCAGAATACCCAAACAATGCGGTTCATGCAACTAAGTCTGGCCACATAATTGAAATTGATGATACCGATGGAGCCGAAAGAATTCATGTTAGACATAAGTCTGGATCGTTCATTGAATTTCATCCAGATGGTGCAATTGTAATTAAAGGTAATGGTGTCTATATTGATGGTGGATCAGCGTTAAATATAAAAGCAAACGGTACTATACAAGAATATTCAAATGGTACTGTTGAAATTGGTAGCGGTGAAATTACTGTTAGTGGTATTACACATACTAAACATACTCATACTGATAATCCAGGATTGGCGGGAGCAGAAACAACGGGGCCTCATAACTAATGGCAGATTTACTAGTACAAAACGGACAAATCGTCTATGTGAATAATAGCGGCAAGGTTGTGTATTCCTTACCAGATTCTGATGGTGTTGCTGGTCAAGCACTAGTGACAGATGGCAATGGTAAGCTTTCATTTGTTACGGATCAAACCATATCAATTAAAACAGCAGATGGTGTTATAGTCGCTCAATTGAATGGTAGAACCATATAAATAGGTTAAAAGGAATTACAAATGTCTCGAGTATTCGCGCAAGAAGATGGTAACTTAAGCAATAGATCTATTATTACATCTAGATCTAAGCAGTATACTGATATCGATCTAACTTTTGCCGCAAAAACTACTGGAGATGTTTATAAAAAAACAGATGCTGCGGCAGTTAAACAAGCTATTCGAAATCTATTATTAACTAATTATGGTGAAAAGCCATTTGATCCATATTATGGTGGAGACTTAAATAGATTTTTATTTCAGAATGACGCAGAATTTGATGAAATAGAAATTCAAGATAGAGTTGCCAATGCAATTGTAATGTATGAACCCAGAGCAATTTTAAGAGAGGTAATTGCTACAGTTAGATCAGAGCAAAATTCTGTAGATGTAGAAATTAAATTTCAAGTAACTAATACATTAGAAGAAGTTGTTCTAACCGTATCTCTTACGAGGTTAAGATAAATGTCATTAATTAAATCATCAGAATTAGATTTTGATCAAATCAAATCTAGCTTAAAAAATTACTTAAAGTCAAAATCAGAGTTTGCTGATTATGATTTTGAAGCTTCTGGTCTATCAAACATTTTAGATGTTTTAGCGTATAATACCCATATCAATGCATTAACTGCTAATGTAGGATTGAATGAATCTTTTTTGACATCTGCTCAATTAAGATCATCGGTTGTATCACACGCAGAAACATTAGGATATTACCCAAGATCAAGATCAGGCTCTCAAGCAGTTGTTAATATTTCTGCTTCAGCCCCAAGTGAAAGCGCTTCGGTTGTTTCACTTCCAGCCTTATTTACCTTTTCAACATCTATCGACGATGTTAATTATTCGTTTCAAACTACTGAAGCGTTAGCTGCCACAAATGATGGTAGTGGTAATTTCTTATTTAAAAATTCTTCTGGTATTTCAAATATTAATATTAAAGAAGGTACACAAAAAACTAAAACATTTATTGTTGGTAATATATCTGATGAACAGGTATTTGTTATTCCAGATAAAACAATAGATACAACAACTATACAAGTTAAAATTTATGATACCGTAGGATCATCAACATACACCGAATATTCAAATATCAATGATACTGTAAGAATTAATAATAATTCTACGGTTTATATTGTTCGCGAAGTGCCAAGTGGATATTACGAAGTAACTTTCTCTGATGGAAATGTTTTAGGCAAATCACCAGAACCTGGAAATAAAGTTGTAATTACATATCTTTCAACTAGAGGTGAATTGGCTAATGGTGCTAGTATTTTTACGGCTGATGCTGATGTTACAATTGGTCTTAATTCATATGCTCTTACTACAACACTAGTCTCAAAATCTGCAGGTGGTTCTGATAAAGAAAGCATAACATCAGTTAAAGCAAATGCTCCTATTGTTTTTGCTACTCAACAACGATTGGTAACGGCTGAAGATTATAAAGCTTTGATTAGCCAAAGATATTCATCTACTGTTTCAGATGTTATTGCTTGGGGAGGTGCTGATAACGTTCCACCAATTTATGGTCGTGTTTATGTCTCATTGAATTTTAAAGATGGTATTAACACAGATACACAAAATACAGTAAAAGATTCTATTCGCACACAGCTTGGTGATA